TCGTCACCGATTCCCTGCTCGCCATAAACGATCAGCTTCGGGTATATCTCGCGGTCCTCGGCCGGTTCATCCATGTAGCCCGCCGGCAAATACTCAACCAGGGAATTATCAGGCCGCGTGTATATCTTGTTTATGCGGTCTTTGCCCAGGCCAGCCCGGTACAGGTCGAAGCCCCTGGCATAGTTGCCGGATTCCAGGTACATCAAGGCACCATTCCACTCGGCCCTGGCAAATCCTGGTTTGAGCTCGAGCGACTTTTCGACGTACTCCAGCCCCTTTTCAGGCTCGCCTTCGTTCACATAGCAGGCCGCCATGTTGGACCATACCGCTGCCTCGGTCGGATCCAGTTCGGTTGCCTGGGTTAGTACCTCGACCGCCCTATCTCGATCGCCCAGGCGTCTGTAGGCTGCGCCCAGGTTACCGTAGCCTGGTGCTATCGGCTCCAGGTCCAGCGCCTTTTCATAGCTGATGACAGATAGCGCCATCTTGTCCAGGCCGAAAAACATATTTCCAGCATGGAACCATAGCTGCGGTAGATGGGGGAATTGATCGAGCGCGGGCATTAGTATCGTTTCCGCGATGCCGTATTCCTCGGCTTCTAACGCGGCTGCGATGTTGCTAATGACCGTCGCCAGGCCGACCTCCTGACTTGTCATAACTGCTCCCTGGTTTGGGAGGGGCCGAAGCCCCCCCCGATTTTCTACTCGTCGTTGTGGTAAATGACGGTCAGGTAGAAACCCTGACTGACACTTAATACTCCGGCGTCAAGGGTTACATCGATCGTATCCCACATATCGCCCGCGGCATCCGAAATATGAGCACTATCATATTTGTAGCCCAGGCCAGTGGCGGCCGAAAGAATAACCGTTGCCGAAAACGTGGTTGAGATATAGCGGTTTGGATCCGCGCCATCGCCAACGGAAACCGTCAGCGTATCAGGGACAGATCCCTCACCCACCAGGGGCAACAACTTGACATCATCAATGATCGCATCCCTGGGGATTTTGACGCACTGAATAACATCCGTTGCCGAATGTGAATGATTCGCTACATATTTCGCACGAACCGAAACCGCTCCAGCATGAACACCACGCGGAGAAGCACCAGCGCCTGCTTTGTCTGCTTTTGCATTAGCCATTGCCTTTCCTCCTATGAGTGAGCCGTTGCGGCTGTTGCTACGACCAGCGCGGCGAAATCGGACCCGTTAAAGGTACATTTCTTGAGCCCCCAAATGGATCCGGCGGCTACGCCTAGCTGATTACCATAATCGAACAATTCCTCACGCCAGCTGTAAGTGTTCTTGCCCGACTTACGCCCAAAAGCGACACCAGCCGCTTGAGCTCCAGCAAATATCGCCCTTCGCACCAGCGTCCCTGTAATAGCGGATGCCGAAACCGAACCCAGTGGAACGCGGGTCGATTCATGCAGAATGACGTTATTGTACATGCCAAGTGCCCCGGTAAATATTGGGTTATTGGCAACTCGGCCGCCTGACATGGCGGCTTTCTGGATATCGAGCCATTGGCCCGTAGACGTATTTGTACGCAGGTCATAAACCTGGTACGGGTGCAGGAACATTACAAAGTAATCATCCGAGCCCATTTTGATGGGTCGAATCTGGTTCGGAGAACCGACAGTTGCCCTTTCTCTTGCCAGGTCGATTACTGACAGATCGAATACGTCAAGTGCCGTTATCAAGCCCTCGTTCGCATGACTCGACGAGCCATCCAGTGAGTGAAAAATAACGTGATCCGCGTCCGGCTCTGTCGCTACTTGCGAGCCCGTAAACTTCGTGTCCGAGGTTCGCGTACTGCCCGCCAGTTGGTTGAAGAATGCCGTATCAATACGATCCGCCCACCAGTCGGCAAGGCCATCCCGCGCTTCTGCTCGAACTTCGAACGGAACTCGCTGTTCTGACATTTTGCCTTCGGAGCGTACCGCATGACGCAGCTGGTCAATAAACACATTATCTGTGTAAATCGCCAGTGCTTCTTCGTTACCTTCGAGAGTGCCATCGCCCGCAACACCGTCGCCGGTCAGCTGCATCCGAAGCCCAAACCGAATGCGGTCGCCCGCGTTCTTATTGAGTTCGGTCTTAATCTGAACAAGAGAGTTTGTAGTCTTACCCATGAACCGAAGCGCATAGGTTTTTTTCAAAGCCTCTTTCATCAGATCCGCAGACCAGTGTTTAACGGCCATTGGGTGATTGACACCATATTCTGTAGTCGCCATTTGACTACCTCCTATGTTGTTAATTCCAAAGTGCCGCTACTTTTCGGAGTAGCCCCGAAACACCCAGTTAGAGCCTGGGCGAAGCTCTTGCCTTTATCGCGGGCAGCGCACCATCAGATAACGGTCTGATGAGCCGAGTTATCCAAACATTTCTTTCAGCGCCTGATCGAACTCGTCATTATCCATGTCCATCAAATTCTCCAGGTCGCCCTGGGGTAAGGCCGCGCCGGCATTGCCTAAACCTTGCGCGTTCTCTCGCGCATCGGCCATGTCCTCCGCTTCCTTCGCTGGTATTTCTTCCTTCTTGCCAGTATATCCCACACTCTTGGCATATTGATAGGCGTACTCGGCCGGATTGCGGCCATTCGTAAGCATCCCGGCCGCGGTCTGAAATTCCTCAGTACGCATGGCCTGGTCAATCTGCATTGGCGTGGCTTCTGGCGCCAGGATCTTCATTTGTCCTCGGCGCACGTTTCTTAAGTAATCCAGGGCATCCCAGTAATCCGGCGTTTTCTCAGCGAACGCAGCTTCCGCGCTACCTGCCGCAGACATGATGTTTTGTGTCTGTTGCTGGTTCTCGAGCTCCTGCTTGGTTTGGCCCTGGACTTCCTGGCTTTCCTTTACCTGGTCGCCGATCGCTTGCAGCTGTTGCACCACGCCTTCATTCGAGTGGTCAATGTAGGCTTTCGGATCCTCCAGGTAATCAGGGGCCGGCTTCTTGGCGCGTTCCTCGCGTAAGGCTTCCAGCTGTTCTTGCAGGCCATTCAACTTGTCCAGGTTGCCGGTTGTCTGAGACAAACGCTGTTCCAGGATGTCGATCTTCGCCGTTAGCTTGTTTCGTTCATCCAGGAAGGTGGCAAGGGGAACCTGTCGTTCCTCTCCCGCTTCTGCCTCGGCCTCGGGTGCTGCTGCCTCGGCTTCTGGTTCTGCTGCTGGTTCTGCTGCTGCCTCTGCTGGTGGATCCGCTGGATGTTCCTCGCCCGAATCGACTTCACCATCCCTTGCTTCTGCCAGGTCATCTACCCAGCTATCATTTTCTTGTGCTTCTGCCATGTCATGCTCCCGCGGCTGTTACGCCTGTTTTTGCTCGTTCGTGTGCGGCTTTCGCCACGTTCAATTCTGTAATGCTTTCGTCTTTGCCTATCTCGGCCTGTTGGTCCTTCAGGTCCAGTTCCATCTGCTGTTTCTGCTCCGGACTAGGCGGCTTGTTCATGGCCTCTTTCCAGGCTGTTTGCAGATCCACTGGCAGCGGTGAGTAATCCAGGACTTCTGGCGGAATTGGCATTCCCATCTTCAACAGGTGCGGCAACAATCCCTCGAGCATCATCCAGACACGCTCTTTCACGTTCGCCGATGTTGGCGCTTCGTCCACAACCACATCAAATTTCAGCGTCATCTTGTCTTTCATGATCGGGATGTACTGCTGGCCCTGCTTGGTTGTTATCCTGGCCAGGCGTCCATCAGCAATAAAGTCTCGGATGTACGCCGCCAGCTGCCGGCCGTGGTCCTTGTAGTATCGACGCATCGCATCGAACGACCAGGCAATAACCGTCATCGCGCTCTGCTTACGTTGTGCCTCGACCACGCCAGGCTGTACCCGGTTGGCCATGCCCATTATTTCCATATTCAATCCGGACGTTTCCGGCAATGAATTGAGGGCGAATTGCATCAGGCGATCGAGCCCCGCGGGGTATTCAGCGGGCTTTTTCTGCTCGATCTTACCATCGCGCAAGGCTCCTGGGGTAAGCCAGGTAATGGCATCAGGGTTCGACCATTCTTCTTCAGCCCTGGCCGGATCCTCGAACGCATCTTCTTCGGCCATCAGGCCGCCTTTCGAATTGGCCGCCATCGCGTGAAGGATGCTGGAAAAGAGTTTGTTGGTCCACATTTGCGGATCCCGAATGGCGCGGCCAATGCCATACCACTCGTTTCTGTTTCGATCGCGCTTGCCGGTCAGTATCTGAAAGGTAAAGCCTTCCTGGTACGGGGATTCCTCGGCTTCCAGGATGACATTGCCGGCCGCGAATATACGAATGTATTGCCTGGATTTGATGCGGTTCACTTCGTACTCGACGCCGTTCTTATCCAGGACTTGCTTCATCTTGCGCCATTGCGGCTGGCTAAATTCCTTCGTGCCGAACTTCGTCTTTACCAGGACTTTATTGATCGATTCCCATTGCTGGTATTCAATGACCGGGATGGTTCGATCGTCGGTCAGGTTGAAACTTTCGTGCTCGTACTTCCAGGCTTCGGTAGCGTGGTGTATCTCATATTCAGATATATCGGGCTCAATCCCCATTGCGCCGGTCAGCGTCTGATAAACATCCTCGCCCCATCGCTCGATGATATCTTCCTCGGTAGCGTACTTGACGCGCATAACCCACCTGGCATCCCGCACGTTGCGTTTTCGAGCCCTGGGATCCCAGTACATTTCCATCGGGTCGCGGCGTTCGATCGCGATATTGCCCTCCGGATCCTCGTCAAAGCTGATTGACTGCTCCATCGCGCCAATGCCGCACGTTATCAGGTCCAGGAACGCCTCGGATTCTTCATCTTCGGCATCAGCACCGTCACGCACCCAGTCGGCAATGCCTGTCATTTCCTCGTTTACGCCTGAATCTCCAGGCTCTCGGGGCAGGTATTTTATTTCCTGGCGGTTGGTGATTTGCAGGCCGGACACAGCATCGATGTACTTGCCGGACACATTGAAGGTTACAGCGGGTCGGCGGGATTCGAGCATCTTTAGCCGATCTTCCTCGCTCCACTGGTCGCCGGCGATCATTGAATACAGTTCGCGGGCTTCTTTACGCCAGGTAGAGGTATAGCTTTCGGCTTCCTCGTAGCGTTTTTTGACCAGGCCCAGCTGCTGTTCCTCTGGCATATCGAGTAAGTTACGCACTCATAAATGTCCCATTGGTCCGTGGCTCCCCGTATCTGTCTTTCGGCTTCCTTTGCAATTGCCGTGGCCAGACTTGATCCATGTCATGTATTCGCGACATCATATCAATAAAATCATCATGAATGGGCACTGGAAAGGCCAGTAATTCTTCCTCGATCATCGCCTGCATCAGATCCATAACTTTTCCGTCATACAGGGTTCGCCACATATCCCTGGGGAACCACCACCTGGCATCAGAGAATGCCGGGATCATACGCTTTATGCGATCGTTCTTTTTCATCTGCCCGCCGAGCTCGCGAATGTCAAAGCGGTAGTTTCTTTCACCCATGACGTACTTGATATGATCGATGTCAGAATCCTTGCCGTACTTCTCATAACCGACCTTCGGCCTATCCCATTTCTCATGCAGTTCGAATAGCAGATCGGTACGCTCCGATAGGTTCAATCGGTCGCGATAGCCATCGAGCAGGTAGTAATTGTGATCGGCTCCCAGGCCAATAACGCCCATCGCAGTGTAGTCGGATCCTTTCTTTTTCTCGTTCGCCGGATCGCACAACAGATACCGATTCATGCGGCGCCAGGAATCCATGTTGTCGTATCGATGCACCCATTCGCGCTTAAATCCTTCCGCGGTGTCTTTTGTTGGGTTCTGCAATAGTTGACTGGATGCGGTCACTGGCCCCATTTCCTTGACCTTCTCGTCCCACTGTTCCTGGTTGAGAAAGACTGGCGTTCCGGTAAGTGTACCATCCTCGGTCCCTGGGAATATCCTGGGCACCGCGGCCTCGCGTTGCAGCATCGTGTGATAGCTGTCAGCCCAGTGATAGCGGGTTCCGATGTAGCGCCGGATTGTCTCGGTAGCGCCCAGGTTAAGGCTCAATTCCCAGCATTCCGTGGTCTTGCGGATCATGTCGGGCCCGGTTACCGATGCCCTGGTTACGGTGTCATCCCATATCAGGACGTTGAAGTGCTTGGATATTGGCTGGCCATCGACCAAACCCCAGGCTTCCACTGTTGCCTCTTTCGGGTTCGAATGGCGCCTTACGACAATGCCGAAGTCCTCCGACCACTTGGGCGCATCCACTTCCGGCCTGGCGTAGAGCACATCCGGAAACAGGTCAATCAGCTTTTCATTGCGCTCGAGCTCGAACTTTATCTGTCGTAGGAATGCTTTGGCGATCGGCCTGGTATGGCTGAATATGCAGAATGTCGGCTCCAGCCCCTTCCACTTAAACAGCGGGTCATCGCCGTGGCTTCCCAGGATGTCCTGGATTGTCTTGGCATAGGTGATTATTGTCGATTTGTAATGGCCTCGAGCCCACAGGTCCAGGTGGCCATCGGGTTTGGCCTCTACGTCGCGGATCCGGTCAAAGAGCCAGGGATGTTCTACATCCTTTCGGTTTAAGAGGTATCGCAGCAGGAAATATAGGTCATTCCTGGCTAATTCTCTTAAGATCTCTTTCAGGTCCAGGTCCGATAAGCTCGTCAAGGATTTGACGAACTTGGGGTAATCCTCGAGGGCCAGGCGTTTCGTCGGGTGAGTCAATAACTTTAACCGCCGTTAGTTTCGGGTGGACATAGGGCGCCGCTGTTGCCGCACAATAGATCCGCGTCTTAAGGTCGTTTTCCTCGTTGTCCATCTGGTCAAGCAGGAACTCAACGGGCAGGGTCTTGCGCTGGCGCTGGAGTTTCAGCCAGGTAACGCTCGTTCCGTTTCTGCTGCCTTTTGGTCTGCCCATATCAATACGCTACGCAATCCGCGCATACGCTTCCAGTCAAATCTTCGTTTAGGTGGGCCTGGCGGATCTTCGCGAACTCATCGTTGTGCCAGATATCCATCCAGGAATCATTCTTAAGGTCGCCGACCAGGAACCGGCCATCGGCGTCGAAGCAACACAGGCTCACGGTTGAATCACTGCGAATATGGCCTTCCGTGAACGCGCTCCAACAGGGCAGCGGCTTCCGAAGTGCCCCGATTCTGCCCTGGTTGCCGGCGGTTGGCTTGTATCCGAGCTCGGCTTCGCGGTCAGTGGCGACGGAGCCCATGCTATAAAGTGGGAGCCAATAATGCTCGTCCACGAATGGCGTCACATGGGCTTCGACCAGGCTTTCCATGCGCTCTTGCTGGATGCCATCGTATTTTATCGAGCTCGCGTAAATCCTGGTGTCATATTTGTTGTGGTCACGGATCTGCCTGGCAAACTTCAGATTATCGAGCGCCTGGTGGAATAGCTTTGGCTTAACGTCCATGACATCGCAGAATTGCTTTTCATCGCAAGCATTGATCGAGAACTTGAGCGAGTCCAGGCCGGCGTTCATGAGTGCGTGAAGCGTCCTCTCGTTCGCCAGGGAGCCGTTCGTGGTTAGGAATACATAGGGCATTCCCAATTCCCATTTGAGCCACTGGCAAGCCTGGACGCACAGCTGCGGCGCCATGAGCGATTCGCCTAAATAAAATAATCCTATTTCCTGAACGCCCGAGTCGTACATATCCTGGGTAATGCGTTTGAACTCGTCCAGGGTCATGTCATCTTTGACTTTGGGCTGGTCATCCCTGGCGCGTAACGCGCAGAATCCGCAACGGTAGTTGCAGCGTCCGGTCAATTCGATCTTTACGGATGTTGGGCAGGGTGGCTTTGCGTGTTGGTAAGCGTCAGAAACCAGCGTGATATTATCAATGCGTTCTGTAATGCCCATTCAGATACCTGTTGTGACGTAGTTTTCTGCTTAATTTCGTGAATATTAGCAGTTTTTCGCCGCTCTTATAAGCGGATGCCCCTTATGGGCTGGATGCGGGAGCACATACACCCTGGCCGGGTTGCCCACTCGGGGCACCCTGGCTGGATTGTCGCTTACTTTAGGCTCTCGATCAATTCATAATCGGCGGCGTAGAGCTCTCGAAGCTGGTTATCGAGCCCCTGGTCACGTTCGAATGGCTGTGTTGCCTTCTTCATGTGCTTGAGCTCAACGTGCGGCACTTGCAGCCAACCCACTAGCTTCTGCCAGTCTGTTACCAGGTTCTCATGGCGCAAAATAAATGCCGGCGTAAAGCATAGTGAATCGCTTGTATGGGGTATGGCCACATGCGTTAGCCCATTACCGAGCTCCCAGCGATAGTTTTGATAATCCACCTGGCGGCAAAAGTGGCTGTGAACGGGCTCATGATCGGCCAGGTCTTGCAGTAATCCATCCAGGCTTTTGTGCTTCTTTCGCATGGCGATAGGTGTGCTCTCGCAACTCATGCCCGAATAGAATCGATCAACCGGATCGCGCAAACAGATTGCTACATCGTTTTGCTTACGGATGTACTTTTGATCCAGGACTTGCTTAATACATCGTTCGTGGCCGTTTATTCGCTGTGCTGCCTCGCGGATCGACGATGAGGCGCACTTTGGCGCCAGGATTACCGTTCTGTTGTTATTTGTCAGGAACCACCAGGCCATTACAGTTTTATATGCCCTTCGTCCAGCGCCCAGGCTATCGATCGATGCACCGCGAGCTCCCAAAAGTCGAAGTCTTTTCGGCCCTGGTTGTCGCCGTAGATATGGCAGGATGAGCACAGGAATGCTCCCAGGATGTCATGGGTTTTGATACCGCGGCCGGCGCGTAATCCCCAGGCGTTGCGGTTGCGGTGTGCCAGGACAATGGTGCCATCGGATCCGTTACGGCATCCCATGCAGTTGGGTACTTCTTTGGCCAGGCGAGTGTATTTGCTAATTATCCTCTCCTAGTGCTTCCTTGTCTTTAATATAATCTTCGTCGTATCCGAATAATTCCTGTTCGGCAAAGTCCATAATTCCGGTTAAGCATGTCGAGCAAAACACCACTTCCAGTATTCCGATTACGCCGCGGCGCCCGCCCTCTGCCTCCAGGTCTACCGGGCCGCTGCAAATGGTGCAGGTACTCAATTCATCATCCACCAGACGAAAAGGGTCATCGATACAATAACGCCCAACAAACCCAGGACAATGTAATCAATAATAACGCTGTGTTTTTCCTGTTCGCTCAAATCGTTCCACATCATCTTTCCTCCGGTAATTGGCAACCGGCTTCGGCGGCTACCTGGTAAATTCTATCGATCATTCGATTGCATTCATCGATCGAGTATTCGCTGGTTCCTTTGGGAATTACTTTCATATTGCCAGCAATCTCCAGGATCTTCGCCGGGCCAAATTCGGATTTGAAATATTCCTTTATTTCGGCTTCTGAATAACCGCAATGGTCGGCGAGCTCACGAAATAAAACGTGCATCTTTGAGTTCTGGTCGATGCTCCTGGGCCGGCGGAAAGGCGTTAGTGTGACGGTCATCGCCTTGCCATTGAGTAGCTGGTCCTGGTCGATCTTTCTAACCAGGTTCTCCAGGTCCAGGATGGTTTTCACTACTGCTTTCATTTCAAATCTCCAGCAGGCACGAAAAACGCGGCTCGGCCACCAACAGGATCCGACCAATACTTTTCCTGTTTTCCGTCACGGCCAAGTATCCATCCTTGTACGCGGTAGGCTCCATTTAGGCCAGTGACCAGATAAAACCTGGCATCATCGCTATCGTCCGGATGAATTATCAGCCTGTTATTATGGTTTGCGGTAGTTCGCACCTGGTATTCACCAACATCGGCACCGCCCTTGATGCCACTAAACCAATACAGTTCGCAGTGTTTTGCCACAACACATTCACCCAGGGCGCCCTCAATATGGTATTGCCATCCCTGCTTTACGTCGCCGCCGTATAGGTGCGTATTGCCTGCCCTGATGTTCTTGATTTGCCGCATAATCCCAATAACTGCCGCGGTCATAATCTCGCTACCGCTAAGTTTTACCTCAGTCATTTAGGTTTCTTCGGGATTGGCATACAGTCTTTACAGTACGCATCATGACGCTTGATGGTTGTTTTAGGAACTGTCCCATTAGCCACAAACAATAGTTCTGTCATGGGGAAATTAACCTGGCACTTGGCGCACTTCATGGTTTCAGTCTCCAGATCCGCTGTAATCCACCATGCCTGGACACGATCGAGGATGGCTGCATTCGGCCAGTCCATTCGAAGTCTTTGTGTTTGAATACGGCGCCCCAGGCATTGGGATGTTTGGGGATGACGTTACAGGCTTCTCGTACTTCATCCATCGAAGTGGTGCCACGTAACTGAATGATCGCTGTTGCTGCTTTCCTGGCTATCTTCAGGAACTCCTGGTTGTTGTCAGAAACCTTTTTGATTCCTGCATCCCTGGCCTCGAGTGCCTGGAATAGATCTACTTGGCTATTCATACTTCCTCCGATTTAATTCCCTTTGAAGGTGACCCGATGTGATCACTACGGGCGTAGAATATGTCCGCTACAACTCCCGGCTACGCACTATCCAGGAGGGGGGCCACCATCAAAAGGAACTATTGTCTTACTGCTATTACTTT